AAAGAAAAGTCGTTTGGTCAAATGACTCTACTCGAAAGAATTTCAAAAAACATTGAAAATATTAAATAAGTAAAAAAAAATGGCAACTACAACTAGTTTAACTACTACCTACGCGGGTAAATACGCGGGCGAGTACATCCGTGCCGCGTTCTTGGCTAACGAATCACTCCAACACGTAACGGTGAAGGAGAATATCGACTACAAAGCGATCGTAAAAAAGCTCGTTGATAATATCACTTTCGAAGCTCCAACTTGCGATTTCGCACCACTCGGAACGGTTACAATTACCGAGCGTACACTCACGCTTGAAAAATTCCAAGTGCAACGCAACATTTGTAAGAACACTTTCCTCGCTGACTGGGGAGCGTCTTACGCTCAAGATGGCGAATTAGAGCCAGCACTAGCCGACACTCTAATTGCGAATATGCTCGAAGGAATCGCGGCAAAAAATGAAACAGTATTGTGGACGGGTGCTAATGCAACAACTGGTGAATACGATGGCCTTTTGACTTTGTTTAAGGCGGGTAGTTCAGGTGTTTCATTCATTGCAACTCCCGTGGCTATCACTAGCTCAAATGTAATTTCTAAAATTGCGGCGGTGGTTGCAGGTACTCCAACAGCTGTGAAGCGTTCAACTGAAAAGCCGCTCATTTATATGTCAAACAACGTTTGGGAGGCATTTATGATCGCGAGCGCTGGCGTTGGTAATGGTTGGTACACATATGGCGGCCCTGATATGCCTAAGCAATATTTGGGTTATCAAATGGCAATTTGCCCCGGTATGCCTGACGATACCATTTTTATGGCTCAAAAGTCTAACTTGTGGTTCGGTACAAATATTCTCGGCGACTGGAATAACATTCAAGTTGTCGATATGGGCCAATTTGCTGAGGATAACGTGAGATTCTCGGCTAAGTTCTACGCTGGTTGCCAGTTTGGAATTGGTAACGAAATATGTGCCTACGGAACTTGGTTCTAATTAATTGGGGGGCTAATAACCCCCCACTAACTTTTAAAATATAAAACAATGGCTTGTTTATTAGAACACGGATTTATGCTCGCCTGCAACGAAGGGGTAGGCGGCGTTAAAAACATATATATTGCGAACTGGGAATATTTCGCTACGGGAATCACTATCGACCCAGCAACGGGCCTTATCGATGGTTTGCCCGGTACATCGGGAAGCGTTGATGTTTTCCAATATCAGCCAAATCGCAACACGGGAGCCGTTACGGTTGTTCCAACTGCGAACCTTGAAAACGGCACGTTGTATTACGACCAAAGCGTTGAATTGACTTTGGGTAAATTAGCGAACGATAAGAAAAAAGAACTCGAAAATATGAGCAAGGCAAAGCTCATTGTTTTCGTGCAATTATACGACGATCAAATCGTATGTGTTGGCCGTACCGACGGCGCTTTCTTGAGTGCTGGTTCTTATCAATCAGGAAAGGCAAAAGGCGATTTGAACGGTTATCAAATTACATTGAACGCTCAGGAACCGGGCCAACCCGATTTTCTCGAGCCATATACTTCGGTTCCTTTTGACAATTTCACGGGTATTAGCGTCGTTAATTCATAGTAATAGGGTTCAAGTTTATTAAACGGGGGTGGGTTTCGGCCCGCCCCTTTTTTATAAGAAAATGGAATATTTAACTACCAACCAAGCCGGGCAACTTTTGAGGCTTTCACTCAACGAGAGCCGTCAATACTTTTCTACGGCGTTTACAAATTATCTATTAATTTTAACGCACGAGGAAAACTCAACAACGGGAACCGACCTCGCTCAAGTGGTAACCATTTTGAACGAAAACCAACGCATAACGACGCTAGTTGTTACAACGGCAGGCCTCACCCTTTCGGGGCGCTATCGGTACGAAATTTATGGGCAAAATTCCAACTCGAATCTTAACCCAAACGATGCTTCGGTAGTTGGATTGTGCCGCATAGGTTGGGCCGTAATGAGCGATGCAACTACATACTACGATTTGCCCGATATAACCATTAACGACGATGTTATCTACAATGGATAAAACACTAAACAACGCTGTTAGCGTAAAGCTCGCCGATTATACGGTCGTTAGTTCGGCCGAGAAAACCGACCGGGGCGGCTGGGTTAATTTTGGGGTAAATAATCTATTTCCCCAATATCTGAGAGAATTAGCCCAAACGGGAGCCGTTCACGGGTCGCTGTGTATTTCTATTGGTGATATGATAGCGGGAAAGGATTTGGCCGCGGGCGTTTATCAGAAGCGAATTGAGGAACTCAACACGTATGAAGTTTTTTACGGGTGCGCTCACGATTATAAAAAATACGGCGGTTTCTATATTGAAGTGATTTATACTTACGATCGCGAGAACGTCGCAAAACTGCGCCACATACCTTTTGAGGAATGCCGTTTAGGTATTCAAGGCGAAGAAGAAGAAATTATGGGCGTATGGCATTCGAACGACTGGGCCGCAATTAAACGCAAACGCAATAAGCCTGAATTTATACCGCTTTTCAATATCGCAAAAAAGGCCGAGGAACCCCGTCAGATTTACTATTGTTTCAATTACACTGGCGCTCAATTTTACCCGCGCCCTGATTATTATTCGGCGATTAATTCAATAGAGCTCGCGAAGGAAATTAGCGTTTATCACATTAACAATATCGTCAACGGCCTGATGCCGTCGTTCATTGTTTCGATGTTCCAAGGTGCTCCCGACCCTGAGCAGCAGCGCGAAATGAAACGCGACTGGGAACGTGAATTAACGGGGGCAAAGAACGCGGGAAAGTTTATAATGACGTTCAATGAACGCGATACGCCGAAACCTGATATAACTACTTTTCCGCTGAGCGATGCCGACAAACAATATCAGTTTTTAAGCACCGAATCGACCTCGTTAATTATGGTCGCTCACCGCGTAACGACTCCGCTCTTATTCGGTATTCGCGACGTGGCAACGGGTTTTGGTTCGAATAAAGACGAAATGGCGGTGGGGTTAGAAATTTTCACGAATCAAGTTATTGAGCCAGCACAACGAAAGTTGGCCCGAGCATTTGAGGCCGTTTTGAGTTGGGAAATGCCCGGTTTAACGATTACGGTCGTTCCGAATACGCCGCTGAAAATGCAAGCGCCACAATCAGCGCCAACCGCTCCCGTTTCAATGGAGGCTGAAAAAAAAAAAGATTGTTGCTCGGCTGAGGGTATCGATGTTGCGTTAGATAGTGCCATTGCGGATGAATTAATTTCACTCGGCGAAGATTCTCCCGAGGGATTTATTTTAATTGATAGTTACGAAGTCGATTACGACACCGACGATTTAGAAAACGAGGAACTCGTTAAAATCGAGGCTCACGAATTGGCTTCCACGGGTTCGGCAAAAGCAATGATGCCTAGCGATCAAGACGAAACGAATTACGCGGGGGTTACTTTTATGACGCGTTACCGATATGGCGGTTATTCAAGTGGGCAACGTGCATTTTGTTCGAAAATGCTGAGTGCCGATAAATTATATAGGAAGGAAGATATTGAGGCAATGGAACAAAAAAAAGTTAATCCCGGTTGGGGGCCTCACGGCGACGATTATTATTCCATTTGGCTTTATAAGGGAGGTGGTAATTGTCATCATTTTTGGCGTAAAGAGGTTTACATAAATGCAAAAGGCATTAACCCACTGGCTAACGATGCTCAACAAATTGCGGTTAAAAAGGCCGAGAAAATGGGGTATAAAGTGCGAAACCCTGAGCTTGTGGCCTTACTGCCCATCGATATGGATTATAACGGATTTTTAGAGGATAACCCCGTCTACGGTAAGGATGGAAAAAATTATAGAAGATAATGGCTGAAATACTTTTAATAAACGACGTGTATATCAAAAAATACACGAATATCAACGGGGCTGTTGACCCGAATTTGTTATACCCCGCCATTTATTTGGCTCAGGATAAACACCTATCCCCTTATTTGGGAACTGCATTATACGAAAAAATCAAAGATGACATTTTGAATAACACGCTCGCTGGCGCATATCTGATACTCGTTGAGGATTATGCGCGGCGGGTTGTGTTGTGGTGGTCTATGGTAGAGGCCGCTCCGACTCTCACTTATAAAGTCGATAACGGTACAATGGTGCAACGAACCTCCGAGGATTCTCAGCCAGTTGGGGACGTTATTTTTAAAGACCAGTTAGCACGTTGGCAGCAAAACGCCGAATATTATACGGGCTTAATGGTCGATTGGCTTTGCGCTAATTCAAGTTCACTGCCTGAGTATTCAAATAATCAATGGCCCCAACGCCCACCGATTACGAATCAAAAACATAGCGCTAGTTATATTTTCAGTTCGGGCAATACCCCAAGTTCGAGAAC